TACACGAAGAAGAGCTAAAGGTAAAGAAGGCGCGTGACCCTGAGTTGTCCGTGAACCAAGAAGCCTTTAATAGAATCATGGCTCAAAAGGAAATGCAACGGCTAGAAACAGAGCTGCGCGAGACATTAGTCTACCAAGCACCTAAAGAATTGGGGGCTATTTGGACAGAATTTGAAGCAATGCGTGATAGGGTAAAAGCGGAAAGAGCAGAGATACAACGTCAGGAAGTAATAAAGCAACAGGCGGCTCAATGGCGACGGGACTATATAAAAAGAAAAATCGCGGAGCAAATGACGCTGGTAATCGCGGTAGTGTTCATAACGTGTTGGTTCCTATGGCTAATGATCCTAATCAGAATGAGCCACACGTACCGTGGAGCTTACTCATCACCGTCCTTGTTCTGTGTATTGTGCTAGTCCTAGTGTTGCCGGTGATGGGTATTGCTTACATGGACATGAATAACGCTACGATTGCAGCGATGGAAGAAATACGAAAAATGCGTGAGTTACGCGCCAAGATATTAATGGAAATGAAGGGGGAACAGTAATGGCGGATAACGAGCAAAAAAAACCGGATACATCAGCAGAAAATATATTTCGCGTTGAAGGTGGTAAATACATCCACAACAACGTAGAAATTAATAAAGACGAATTTGATAAACGAAAAGCTGAAGCCGATGCTGCTATTCGTTCTGCACGCCCGGCTCCAAAAGAAAAACCGCGTTCAACCGCAGACCGTAAAGCAGCTGCGTTTTCTGAGTTAAAAAAAGGCGGCGAAGTTAAGTTTGCTTCAGACCGTGTAAAACGTATAGATGGTATTGCACAGCGAGGTAAAACGAGAGGACGGGTTGGATAATGCTGACACTACTTTCAACGCTTGTTAGTTTTTTGATGGGCGGCTTGCCCAAGATACTAGACGTTTTCCAAGACAGACAAGACAAGTCCCATGAGCTAAAGCTTGCCCAGATGCAAATCGAACGTGAGCTACAACTAGCCGCCGCAGGGTACGTAGCCCAACAACAGATAGAAGCCATTAAGCTAGATGAGATAAAAACCCAAACTGCTTCTGCGGAGAAAGTCTCTCTAATCGACGCACAACAAGCGGAGATAAGTGCCATCTATGCCCACGATACTGCCCTTAGTGAAGGCACAAGCAAGTGGATGAAAGATTTCCGCGCTAGTGTGCGCCCCGTAATTACTTACGGGTTCTTCTTCCTACTGGTTGGTATTGACGGCGTGTTGGCGTACAAAGGCTTGACTAGCGGCGTGGACTTTGTGCAGTTAGCTGACCAGCTTTGGGATAACGAAACTCAGGCGCTCTTCGCTTCGATTATTGCGTTCCATTTCGGTGGACGGGCGTTTGGGAAATGATTAGCCCCAAAGCCTTAAATATGATCAAGCACCACGAGGGGGTAAGGATTAAACCTTACCGATGCCCTGCACGACTTTGGACGGTAGGAGTAGGGCATGTGATTGACCCTAATCATGCGAAAGTACCGTTTGAAGAGCGTAATAATTTGGCAATCCCAGAGGGCTGGAACCGAACATTTACAATGGGAGAGGTAGATGCCATACTTGCAAAAGACCTTGAGCGTTTTGAACGAGGAGTTTTTAAATATTGTCCTAGCGCTGGTAGTCGCCAAGCTTGGTTGGACAGTCTGGTCAGTTTCAGTTTTAACCTAGGTTTGGGTACGCTACAACGTAGCACACTGCGGCAGAAACATAACCGTGGCGACTACGAAGGCGCTGCCAACGAACTTTTAAAGTATTGCAAAGCCGGTGGAAAAGTCCTACGAGGTCTTGAAAACCGTCGCAAAGACGAACGCGCACTATATCTTAGCTAAGTAAAAGAGACTTTAATGTACCTAACTAGCAACATACCTTACTTTAAATGCTGGGTTAGAAAAGAGTTTACTAATGGTCATCAAAAGTACCATGGTGAATTCATACACGCATTAGCTGTTGCTGTTACTACCATGCCTGACCGGTCTTTGAGCTTTCAGGTTATTTTTACCGGATGTGAAGCAGACGACGGAAGTCAGCCAAATGTCCATGGCGGGGCAATGTGGGCACGGATGCCACTTACTGCGCTAGTGGGCGATATACCTTTGGAGGTATGGCCCGAGCGTATGCAAACACATCTTGCACAGCCTTGGGATTGCAATTCTTACAACCACACAATTATCAGCATCGATCGTGCAAAACCTTCGCCTTGGCTATGTAAGATCAATAATGAGTTCCACACAGGCCGATATTTGTTTACAGTAGATTATGCCGAGAGTGAGGTGTCGGAAGACCCTTCTCAACATAAGCAAAGCCATGTATTAATATTGACAGATGCAGGCAAGTGGACAGGCAATGTAGTAGCTTTACCTAACAATCGTGTGCGTGTCACTAGCCCAGCGTACTGGGTCACGGGCGAAGGAGCACCTGATTTTCGACCCAGCCAATGGATTCAGTGTGCCGAGCAGGATGATTCATACATGGACCCCGAGGCTACTTTTAATAATTTGTACAAGGAGTAATAGCATGACAAAGTCGAAGATGATGGCAAGCGGTGGCATGATGCAATCAAAGATGATGGCAAGCGGTGGCATGATGAAAAAAGGCTATGCAGCAGGCGGTGCGGCGATGCCCATGGTCATGAAAGACGGTAAAAAAGTTCCGAAATTTGCTGCTGATGGTAAGGGCAAGATGGCAAAAGGCGGTATGGTTAAATCAAAAATGGCTGCAGCTGGTGGCATGGCTAAAGCAAAAATGACTAAGAAGAAATAATCATGGCAACGAAACCCGGTCTTTACGCCAATATTGCAGCAAAGAAAAAACGCATCGCTGCTGGTTCTGGTGAAAAAATGCGTAGCGTAGGTGCAAAAGGCGCTCCTACAAAAAGTGATTTTATTAATTCAGCAAAAACGGCTAAACCTAGAAAAATGGCAAAGTCTCGTAAAGGGTGAGTAAATGGCAAAGTCTCCGGCATGGCAAAGAGCAGAAGGGAAAAGTCCGGCGGGTGGTTTAAACGCGAAAGGACGCGCTTCGGCCAAGAAGCAGGGGATGAACTTAAAGCCTCCTGCCCCTCACCCAAAGACCAAGGAATCCGCTGGTCGCAAAGCATCGTTTTGCGCTCGTATGACGGGAATGAAGAAGAAGTTAACGTCAGCAAAGACAGCCAAAGACCCGAATAGCCGTATCAACAAGTCGTTAAAAGCGTGGAATTGCTAATTACCTTGAAAAATAAATGGCTTATCTAAGACTAACTTTAAAGCCCGGTATTGATAAACAAAATACCGAATACGGCGCAGAAGGCGGATGGATCGATGGCGATTACATCCGCTTTCGCTATGGCCTGCCTGAAAAGCTAGGTGGCTGGACGCAGTTTGGAGACACGTTAGTTTATTTAGTAGGAGTAGTTAGCGAAGTTTTTTCATGGAATTCGTTAGAGGGTGTACCTCATCTTTTGGTTGGAACTACACGTAAGCTGTATGCCTATGTGGGTGGCACATGGGGAGATGTAACGCCGTTGAGGGTTACTACCGCAGCGGGAGACGTTACCTTTGCCGCGACTACCGGCAGTGATTTAGTCACGGTAACGGACTCGCTTCATGGAGCCATTAACGGAGATTTTGTCACCTACAGTGGAGCAGTAAGTCTAGGCGGAAATGTTACCGCTACTTATCTCAATCAAGAGTTTGAAATCCAAGAAGTATTAACCACAAGTACGTACAAAATTAAAATAGGTGTAACCGCTAATGCTTCAGACAGCGGCAATGGTGGTGGGGCTGTTGTAGGTAAGTACCAGATCAACATCGGCTCCGCCGTTAACTATTTTGACTACGGTTGGGGAACGGGTACTTGGGGTCTATATTCGTGGGGAACACCGCGTCCTGCTTCAGCTGGTTTAACGCTCACCTCGCGGGTGTGGCAGTTAGATACTTTTGGCGAAGATGTAATTTGTCAGATCGTAAGTGGTGGCATCTATTTGTTTAATACCAGTGCGGGCGTGGTAAACAATCGTGCTACTGCAATTGCGGGTGCGCCTACTAAAAGTGAATACGCATTAGTGTCTACCCCAGACAGGCACCTTGTTTGTTTTGGTACCGAATCAGTTATCGGTGACCCCACAACGCAAGACCCAATGTTTGTTCGCTTCTCTAATCAAGAGGACATAAACACGTTTGCTGAATCCGCTATTAACACAGCGGGTGGTCAACGTTTAACAGACGGCAGTACGATTGTTACGGCATTCCGTTCTCGCGGACAAATTATCATGTTAACGGACACCTCCATACATGGCATGCAGTATGTGGGTCCTCCTTACACGTTTGGTTTTCAACAGTTAGGAAGTAACTGCGGGTGTATTGGACCGCATGCCGGAGCTGACGTTAATGGCGTGGCGTTTTGGATGGGAACTGAAGCTTTTTACATGTTTAACGGTACGGTAAATAAGCTTCCAAGTACGGTTCAAGATTATGTGTTTAAAGATATTAATCTTGTTCAATCCACTAAAGTACACATAGGCATTAACTCTCAGTTCAACGAAGTAACGTGGTGGTATTGCTCCGCAACGTCTGACTACCTTGATCGTTTTGTTACGTTCAATTATCTAGAAAATGTCTGGTCCATTGGGTCAATGGCAAGAACATCATGGGTGGATATTGGTACTTACACTAAGCCCATTGCCTCTGAGTATTTACCTAGTAGCACTGCTGCTTCTATCTCTACTATTTATGGTTTAACAGCCGGTCGCTCGGTCTTGTATAACCAAGAGGATGGGAAAAATGGCAACGGCTCACCGATCACGTCGTACATCACATCAGGTTATTTTGACATTGGTGACGGCGACAGCATGTTGTACATGCGTCGTTTTATTCCTGACTTTAAAAATCAAATCGGGGATTTAACCGTACACCTGTTGTTACGTGCCTATCCTCAAGCAACAGCAAGTCCTAGTTCATTAGACCCGTACATTATTACGCCTACTACTGAAAAGGTAGATACTAGGGCACGTGGCAGGCAGATTAGTTTGCGTATTGAAAGTTCTGCGCTAGGTGATAACTGGAGATATGGCACCTTGCGTGTAGACATACAACCGGATG